TTGCCGTGAATTTGTCTGTAACGTAACTGGCTCACCACTACGTTGTATTGCTAACAGTTTTTCATAAGCATCGCTGATTCTGTCTGATGATAGATTGTTGAGTACTGGCGATTGAAATAAACTCGCCAACTGTATTTTGTTTTTGAGTCAGTCCTACGGAGGTTATGACCATATTTTTATATTGCCGTGAATTTGTCTGTAACGTAACTGGCTCACCACTTCGCTGAATTGCTAACAGTTTTTCGTAAGCATCGCTGATGCGGTCTGATGATAGATTATTAAGTAATGGTGTTTGAAATTCGGGGATAAAATCAGCAATCACATTATTAACTGTTTTTTCGACAGTCTGATAATGTGATTCATAATACTGTCGCAGTTTTTTTTCAGCCTGTTCCGTTATAGTTCTGATTTTCATTGGTAACGGATATTCAGAATCACCAACTCCGAGCAGTTTATCAATTGAGGCCGTTATTGAATCCGTTATTGAATTCTGCTTGGTTTCATAACTAACAACAATCCCGTTAACAGTGACTTCTTTAGGGTCTAACACTGCATGATCTGCAATATTAGCGCCGTTCTCTATCGGGTTTTCTGTTACTCTTAACTTTGATGTGTGTTGCTCTACAGTGTTAATATCGAGGCTGAATGTGCCAGCCTCAGAAATAATCAGACCTGTATTTGATGATGATTTATTTAATATAGATTGAAAGGTCATTATTCTTTCCTAAAAAATTATTTACTCCTCTAATTTTACCATGATTATTTTTATGTATATAGATACAGTGTTATAATGTATCTAACTGTATGTTAAAGTATTATTTGCGTCTAGGCTGATCCCCGAACATTCGCAACCCTAGCGAACTGGCGCAAATATCTATTAGGGGCGTGAGGGGCGTATGGAGCTAAGAGCATCACAATTAACAAAATTGATTAAAGTATTACATGAAACGCGACAGATCAATCCAAATAGTTTAGATTGGTTCGATATTCGTAATTATGAATGCGTTAGGGAATATTCTAGAGAACATTTAAGTTTTCAAT